ATGAAAAAAAATTTAGCTGAAAAGGTAGCTCCGGAATCTTTGGACTGGCACCGCGCAGACATCATCGCTGCACTGAAAAAGCAGGGTTGGTCTATCCGCGCACTAGCCGCACAAGCCAACGTGCATCCGACCACGCTTTACAGCGCCCTGGTCAAACCTTATCCGAAAAGCGAACGAGTTATTGCAGATGCTCTAGGCATGAGGCCTGAACAAATTTGGCCGCAACGGTATGCGGCTCGCAATTTCCAGCCGGTGCTACACCGTACAGTTAATGCTTGAGCGCATTGTACGGAAGAAAAACGGAAAAATCACGCCCCTAAAATCCCGTCTAGTAGATTTTTACTATGAGAAACATCAAAAAACAGCCCAAAGCCACCTCGCTCGACCATGCCATCGAGCTGGCCAAGCACCATGCTAAAGAGCGCAGGCTGCCATCCAAGGTAATGGCCGATTTGATGGGTGTGGAGCTCAAAACGTACTACCGCTGGCTGCTCGAAAACACCATGCCACTTAACCGGATAGCCCAGTTTGAGGCTTTAACTGGCAGCCGATACATCAGCGAGTATTTGAGCGTGCTGCATGGTGACCGGGTAGTCATTGAAATCCCACGCGGCCGCAAAGGCTCTACCTCTGATATTGCCAAAGTACAGAGCCAAACAGCGGAAGCCATCGCCCTATTGGCGAAATGGCACGAAGACGGCAGCGGTGTGGATGAGACCATCGAAGCCCTGACCGGTGTACTGGCCTTGCTCGCCTACCACCGCGAAAACGTCAAAAAGGCAGAGACCCCGGAGCTAGGGTTTGGAGACGATGATGAGTGAGTATCTAAATGCCGCTGAGCTGGCCTCTTTGCAGATTCGCGGGTTGCCCGGTACTGCGAAAAATATCATTGAGAAAGCCAAACGCGAATCTTGGCCTTGCCGCAGGCGATTCGGGAAAGGCGGCGGTTTTGAGTACCAAGTAGCCGCCCTGCCGCAGGAAATCCAAGACGCCATCGCTGAAAAACACCTGATGGGGATGCTGGCAAAATCAGCCGCCAAGCCTCCGGTTGCCAAGAAACAGCCCATGCCGGCTACCAAACAGGCGCTGCAAGTAGGCGTTTCGTTGGATTCCGTGCTCAACGGCTGCGACCAAAAGCAGCGGGACTGTGCCCATGCCCGCTTGGCCTTGTCCGCCCATGTGCTGCACATCCACCGCAGCAACGGTTTGGCGTTGAAAGATGCCGTGTCATATGTGCTCCAGCAAATAGACACCGCCTCTTTAGAGGTCGGGCTGATGCGGCTGGTACCTGTGGCTAACAGCCGCAGCGGCGGTGTCGCCAAGCTTTCCCACCGCACCCTGCTTGGTTGGGTTAGAGCGTATAAAAAGGCCGGTAATCCGACCGAACGTCTGGCTGCCTTAATTCCGCAGAAAAGCAGAACCCAGACTCCGATTGAGGCCTATATATGGCTTGGTGATTTCATGACCTTCCATTCCCGTCCGCAGGCTCCGATGCTGTCGCACAGTTATCAGGACTTCGCCGAGTGGTACGGAAATCAGCTCCACTTAGCCTACGACCTACCCAGCCTCGACGTAGTCCGCAAAGTTTGGAACAGGCTGCCTGAAATCATGCGCCAGCGCGGCCGTAAAACGGGCCCGGCCTACACCAAAATCCTGCCGCACGAGAAGCGCGATTGGGATGTACTAGAGCCGAACGATGTGTGGATCGGCGACGGCCACTCATTTAAAGCCAAAGTACAGCACCCGGTGCACGGCAGCCCGTTTAAACCGGAGGTAACGGTGGTTTTGGATGGTTGCACACGCATGGTTATGGGCTTTTCGGTGAGTTTTGCTGAGTCCTGTATCGCGGTTTGCGACGCCTTGCGCATCGGCATGAAGCACTTTGGCTTGCCGCTGATTTACTACTCCGATAACGGTGCGGGGCAGACGGGTAAAACCATCGACCACGAAATAACCGGTATCGCCGCAAGGCTCGCCATCCACCACGTAACCGGTATCCCGAGCCACCCGCAGGGGCGCGGCATCATCGAACGGTGGTGGAAAGACAACTTGGTACGGCTGGCGCGCAGTTACGACACCTTTGTCGGCACCGGGATGGATGAAACCACCAAAAATACGGTGTACCGCAAGCTGGAATCGGCCATCAAAGCCGAGCGCAAGGGCAAGGAGCTGACCACCGAGCAGCGCCGCTACCGGCAGAAACTGCCCACTTGGAAGCAGTTTATATCCGATGTGGCCGCCACCATCGACAGATATAACAAGCGGCCGCACTCCGAGCTGCCGAAAAAGGCCGACGGCCAGCGCTACAGCCCCGCCGAATACCGCCAACACCGCATCGCGCTGATGGCAAAAGACGACCTGCACATCGAAATGTTGAGTCATGAGGAACTGGATACGCTGTTCAGGCCGGAAGTGGAGCGCACGGTACGCAACGGTTGGCTGGATATGCTGAATTTCCAATATTTCAGCAATGCTCTAGATGTCCACCACGGCAAAAAGGTGCGGGTGTCCTACGATTTGGACGATGCCTCGAGCGTGAAGGTGTACGACATGGACGGCCACTACATTTGCCGCGCCGAGCTTAACGGCAACAAGCATCCCGCCTTTGATATGGATTCGGTACGCGCCATCAAGGACAAGCAACGCGCCGACAACCGCAAAAAACGCAGACAAAACCAAATCGCCGAAATCGAAGCCGAACGGCGCGGGGTGGTGGATGTGCAAGCCAACATCAAGGCACTGGCACCAAGGCGGAAGCTGGCGCAGCCGGAAGTGTTGGAAGCGATCGAATACGAAGAAGTACCGGCCACCGGTACGCACGGCAAGAAAAACGACGGATTTAGGTATTTTTAACGGTAAAACAACCCATAAAGGGTATTTAACAGGGGTTTAAACATGAGTTACGCAGAGAAATTACAGAGACATATCGACAGATATAAGGTACCGCAAAGCAAAGTAGCCAAGAGCCTGGGCAAGTCTAGGACGATGGTCAATCTGTACCTGAAAGGCAAATACCATGCCGACATCAGCGAGATGGACGAAATCGTCGCCGCCTACCTGAAACGTGAAGCCAAACGCCTGAAACAGCCGAAATTAGCGGAAAAAATCCTTGAAACGGATACTGTGCAGACCATTACCGCGCTGCTGGAAACCGCCTACGAGGAATGCCAAAACGGCGTGATTTACGGCCGCGCCGGTTTGGGCAAAACCACCGCTTTGCGCGTATTTGCCAAACAAAACCCGGAAGTGGTGCTGATTGAAACGCTCACCACCTATACGCCGAACGTGCTGCTCAAAAATATCGCCAAAAAAATCGGCGTAGAACTGCGCGGCAGTACCAACGACATCAACGAGGCGGTGATTAAAAAGCTGCAAAGTAGCGGTCGCCTGCTGATTGTGGATGAAGCCGAGAACCTGTCCACCCGCTCGCTGGAAATGCTGCGCCGCCTACACGACTTGGCCGGGATAGGCTTGGTGCTGGTGGGCACTCCCCGCCTGCTGTCCAACCTGAAAGGCCGCCACGGCGAGCTGGAGCAGCTGTATAGCCGCGTGACCCTGCACTGGGACTTGGGCGACAGCGTGCCGCGCGAGGAATTGGACGCCATTGCCCGCGCCACCCTGCCGGAATTGGCCGACAAAGCCAAGCTGCGCGGCAAGGTTATCGATAAGGCAGGCGGCAGCCCGCGCCGGTTGTTCAAAATCCTCTCCAATATGTACCGCATGAGCTACCTGAATGCCCGCGACGACGGGGAAATCCTGCCACTGGACGAAGCTTTGCTGGAACGGGTGGAGATGGTACTGATCAGGAGCTGATATGGCTACCCGCAGATGGCAACGGCTCAAAACCTGCCGCGTCTGCCGCCGCCTCAAGTACCTGCGCAATTACCGCTACATCGGCAGCGGCAGGGAGCGGCACAAGGAGCGGGCGGACAGCTGGTCGGACGTGTGCAGGGAGTGCGAAAACGAGGCTAAGGCTTTGAAGGCACAATAATTTTTTTGCCTTGCGTTTTTGATAAGTGATTGTAATTAAAGGATTTTAAAAATGTTTGCAGATGTGATGGAAGTGAAACTGCGCCAGTGGCTGATTGCTGTAGCCGCCGCCATAGCCTACAGCGCGCTGGCCGCCTCCTGCGCCCCGCAGCCCGTACCGGCCATGAATGCCCGCGCCGCTGCTGTGCAGGAAGCAGCCGCCCGCAGCGCTGCCCTGCAAAGGCAGGTGGAACGCGAAGCGGCGCAACAAGAGGCGGCCTACAGCCGCATGAGCGACCAAGAGCGGATGCGCGGCATCGTGTATGACCCCATCCCAAGGCTACCTGAAAACGAAAGGACAAAACCATGATTAGGCGACCGATTAGACGACGCGGCTACAACTTGAGCGATGAGGAATTTAAGTTGCAGTTAATGGAGCGTCGGATATTGCAGCGCAAGGCTAGGCAGGCACAACAAACACAGCTCAAACAGACGGGCTACCGGAAGAAACAGAGGAGATAAACATGAATCCGCAGGAAAAACAGGAAATCAAAAAGGCGATTTGTCAGGCGCTGGATGGACAGCCGCCGATGCGGATAGACCGTATCGCCACAAGAAGCGGTGTAGACGGCAAGGCTTTAACCGATGCTCTGTTTGAGCTGGAAAACGTAGGCATGATTACCAGCACCTTAAACGATGGCCGACCGATTTACCGACTCAAATCAGGCAGACCCACCCCGGTCAAAAAACCTGCCGGGAAAAGTGAAAAAGAGATGCGCGAAAACGTGCTGCGCTACTTTAAAGGCCGCCCGGGGCAGGATGTAAGCACCCGTAGCATCAACGCCATGCTCGGCAGCCATCAGGCAGGCACCAGTGTATTGAACAAACTGAAAGAAGAAGGCCTGATTGAGCGCTCCGGACACGGGATATGGCGGCTGGTAGGCGGGCAGGATGAGGAAAAACCGACCGAACAACAGCCGGAAAAGCGGATGGATGCCGCCATGACGGCCATCATCAACACCTTTAAGCCGCAGGCAGGGCAGGAACAGGCAAAAGACAGTGATGCAGCGGTTTTGGCCGCAGCCAACACCGACGAGAAGCCGGGCGACGAGCATGACATCACCATCGGTTGCTTTAGCGACGGCAGTTTTAGCCTAGATAAGGGCAATGGCCTGTGGAAGATGCGATTGAGCCGGGCGCAGATGATGAAAGTGATGGGGTTTGTAGAAAAGTTTATCGCGATGGAAGGGGTTTGAGATGAGAGAGCGTCCGATTTTATTCAGCGGTCCGATGGTGCGGGCGATTTTAGAAGGTCGTAAAACGCAGACCCGGCGCATCGTCAATCCGCAACCGAAAAACCGCAGGGGCGGCAGATGGATGTATTGCTATGAAAGCACGAATAAAAAAGATGAAGGCTCTTTTTCCTACAGTTGGCCGGATAAAAACGGAAATTGTTGTGCCGAACGCGGCTGGGAATCGCAAATTACCTACCGCTGCCCCTACGGCCAAGTCGGCGACCGCTTATGGGTACGCGAGGCTTGGGCAGTACACCCGGAAACAGGCAGCCTGCTCTACAGGGCTGATGACGACGCCCTCGAAAATATCCGCTGGAAACCGTCCATCCATATGCCGCGCAAACACAGCCGCATCCTGCTTGAGATGACCAGCATTAAGGTGGAGCGCCTGCAGGCCATCAGCCGGGAGGATGCACTGGCAGAGGGTACGGATAGCGACCCGGCGGCGGTCGACCCCATCGGCAGCTTTGCCAAATACTGGGACTACATCAACGGTGTCGAATCTTGGGAAACCAACCCATGGGTGTGGGTAGTGGGATTTAGGAAAGTAGAGGCTTAAAAATGGATAAGCAAAAGGTATTGGAAAAAATCAAGAAATGCCTGGCACTGGGCGAATCGGCCAACGAACACGAGGCGGCGCAGGCCATCCGGCAGGCGCAAATCCTGATGAAAAAGTACGGCATCAGCGATGCAGATATCGAAATGGCAGACATCAAAGAACATATCTGTCATGAAAAAACCGCCATGAAGATGTCGCAGTGGCAAGTGCAATTGGCACATACCGTGAAAACGGCTTTTGGTTGCGAATGGTATTTAGGTGGTAGTTGGAATAATGCAAAAGTGGTTTTTTACGGTGTGGGTAATAAGGCCGAGCTGGCCGGTTATGCCTACAGCGTACTGTTGAGGCAGCTGAAACAGGCGCGGCGTGAATACTTGGCTACTGTCCTGAAACGGGTGCGGCTAGCTAAAAACAAAACCTACCGTGCCGATGAATTTTGCAAAGGCTGGATTACGGCTGTTTACCATAAGGTGGACAAATTCGCCAATGGAGAACGCGAACAGGTGTTGTTACAGCTTTTCGGCGAACAGATGAACCTAAGTACCACTAAAACACGGACTGTTGCGGCAAGCGCCAATGCCAAAAAACAAGGGATGTTCGACCAATTCTTGGGGCGGCAGCAAGGTAAAAAAGCCCAACTGCATCAAGCAATGGGCGGAGATGAGCGGAAGCAGTTGGAGGCTACCTGAAATGCCAACAGTCCTAGACCCTTGCTGCGGCAGCCGAATGATGTGGTTCGATAAGCAAGACCAACGCTGTTTGTTTGGCGATGCCCGCACCGAAACGCACAGCCTGAAAGACCGCGGCAACCTGCGCCACTTGGAAATCCACCCGGATGTGCAGCTTGATTTTACCGCGTTGCCCTTCGCAGATAACCAGTTCCGGGTGGTGGTACTTGATCCTCCTCATTTGGTGCGCGCGGGCAAACAGTCATGGTTAGCGAAAAAATACGGCACGCTTGGCGAGGATTGGCAAAACGACCTGCGCCGTGCGTTTGCCGAATGTTTCAGGGTATTGCGCCCCGGTGGTGTGTTGATTTTTAAGTGGAACGAAGACCAAGTCAAAGTATCACAAATTTTAGCGCTTACCCCGTACAAACCCTTGTTTGGACATCCAACCGGACGGCATGGCCGTACTCATTGGTTCACTTTTTTGAAAGAGGAGTAGGAAATGACACAGAAAATCAAATTTGGCGACATGGTGCGCTTTAAAGATGAAGAGAATCCTGTGTTTGGTGTGGTTTTGGAAGAAGCAAAGATACACGATCAGGTTACTGTGCAATTTATATGCGATGAAGAAGCGGCGGTTGTCTATGCCAATGATTTGGAATTTATCCCCCATCCCGATACTGCCCGGCTCGATTGGATGATCCTGCGCGATTACCCGGGCGACATGAGCGCCGAAGACAGGGCATTCACCCTGCAAGCCGAGCGCGAAAACATCGACACCTATATCCGCCTGGCTGCCGAGCAAGGAGCAACAGCATGAAAACCCGTTGCCCGTGCTGCGGCGCGGAAAACTCCCTCGATGCGCTGATTGCCCACGAGCAGGCGAGGCAGAGCTTGTGGACGCTGGCCAATATCGGCGGGCCGATGACCCAAGGGCTGGTACGTTATTTGGGGCTGTTCCGCCCGAGTAAATCCGCCCTATCTGCCTCACGCATGGCCACGCTGATGGCCGAACTGCTGCCGGACATCCAAGCCGGGCAGATTTACCGCAACGGCCAATCCTACCCTGCCCCCGTGGCCGCCTGGGCTTATGCGTTTAACGAGGTCCTGTCCGCCCGCGACAGCGGCCGCCTGAAAACCCCGCTTAAGTCCCACGGCTACCTATACGAGATTATTGCCGGTTGGGCGGGCAATGTGGCATCGGTACCGGTATCCATCAACGACGGCACCGCCACCCCAGCCATTATCGGCAGCAGCCGGCCACTGGGAAGCAAAGTGGTGGATGCCGTACAACAACTGGAGGAAATGAAAAATGAGCAAGCCACTGCCTAAGTTTGTCAGCGATGAGCTGCTGACTGGGCTGCAAAAACTGATGATGCTGCGGCTGGAAGGTGCGCCGCCCGCCGACGGCATTAAATTGACGGCCAGCGTATGGGTGGAGGCCATCGCCTCAGTGAATATCAGTTGGGCCGAACAGCTGGACAAAGGGCGAATCACCGCAGGATTTACCCGGTTATTTACCGAAATCGAACGCTGGCCGACACCCAAGATGCTGATTAGGTGTCTGCCACCGAGGCCGGAGCTGCCGCAGTTGGAGCATAAAAAACAGCTTACACCGGAAGAAAAAGCCCGGGGACGGGAAAATCTGAAAAAACTGTATCAAATAATCGCTGAAATCTTTGAAAGGAAAAAGCAATGGTAGCGAAAAAGAAAACCCGCATTAAACAGGCCGCGCTGACGGCCGCCGTACAGAGCCGCGTGGAAGCCTCGGCGCAAATCCGCCGCATCGGCGACTTGGCACGCGAAGTAAAACGCTTGGAAGCCGAGATGGGCGACAAGCAGGCGGCCATCGAGCAGGAATACAACGAGCTGGCCGACCCGCTGCGCGCCGAACTGGCCGAGCTCACCGGCGGCGTGCAGGCCTACTGCGAAGCCAACCGCGAAGAGCTGACCGAAGGCTACAAAACCAAGACCGTGGATTTTGTAACCGGTATCGTGAAATGGCGAGCCGACCCGCCCAGCGTGCGTGTAACCGGTGTGGCGGCGGTGTTGGCCTACCTGAAGGAAAAAACCGCGCTGGCTCGCTTTGTGCGGCTGAAAGAAGAAATCAACAAGGAGGCCATCCTCAACGAGGCCGAGCTGTTTGCCGACGGGCAGGTACCGGGTATCAAAATCATGAGCGGGGTGGAGAAAATCGTGATCGAACCCAGCGACCCGGAATTGGCGGGGGTGTGAGATGGCTGTAATGCTGAATGAAGGCAAGTCCTGCGCCGATAAAGCAGGCAGAGAAATCAACTGCACCCTGAAAATTGATGTGTCCGACACCATCAATACTTACGGCTACCGCGCGCTGGAGTTGGCACGGCACTACTGTGCCACGGCTGAAGCCTACCGCCGAGAAGGCCGCTGGTGGTTTACCTGGGCGGCTATATGGTTTGCCATCAGTGCCGCAATTTGGTTTGCCATGTAGGAGCTTGAAAAATGAAAAAATATCTATTGATTGAAATGCCCGATTTTTCGGTGTGGCGCGTGCCGGTGCAGGTTATTGCCGATGCTATGACGGATTATTACGTCGAGCAGTGCGGCGAAGATCGCGAGAAGGCTAAAGCTGAAACCGAGCTGTTGTTTACCGAGAATGAGTTCGAAATCGAATACTGGGCATCTGAAAATATGGATTGGGATGCAGTTAAACCCCATGCCGTGCGGGTGTCCAACGGGGAGGTGGATTACCGAGAGGGCTGGATAAACGGTATCAAATGTGTAACTGACGATGAGGAGCAAAAAGATGTGGTTTAAGCAATGCCAAGCCTACAGGCTGCCTGAAACCCCGGGTGTCGCCGTTTTGGCCGAAGCGTTGGCCGATATGCAGTTCGCCCCGCCGCAGGGCTTGGATTGGTTTTGCGACGGCTTTGATAACCCGCAGCCGTTTACACCGCTGGTATTCCGCGCTGGGGGAACTCTGGGCATTTGCCTTCGCCGAGAAGAGAAAGTGCTGCCCGGTGCGGTGGTCAACGATGAGCTGGCGCGCCGAGTGGCCTCCATTGAAGTCGAAGAAGACCGCCCCGTTGGCCGCAAAGAAAAGCAGGATTTGAAAGAGCAGATTATCGACGAGCTGCTGCCACGCGCCTTTACCCGCACTAGCCGCACCGATGCCGTATTGGTCGGTGGCTACCTGCTGATTAACCAGACCGGCAATAAGGCCGAAACCCTGCTCAGCCGCCTGCGCGAAGCACTGGGCGGGTTGCATGCCTGGACGACGACAGCCCACCGTTCGCCTTCCGATCTGATGACCGAATGGCTGCACAACGGCGAGGCGGACGGGCTGTTTGAACTGGATGACTACGTGGCCTTGGTCGGTGCCGGAGATATGGCTCCCGAGGTGCGCATCAAGCACGAAGACGTAACCGCCGAAGAGGTGGTGCAGCATGTGAAATGCGGCAAGCGCGTGGCCGAGCTGGGTTTGGTATGGCGCGAAAGCATCGCCTTTGTGCTGACCGACAAACTGACCATGAAAAACATCCGTTATTTGGACGTACTGACCGAGGAGGCTCAAGGTGGTGACACAGCCGCCGAACAAGCTTATGCCTCGCAAGTTATCATGGCCAACACGCTGACTACCATGTTGGACGAGCTGGCCGGACTGCTGGGCGGCTGGCAGGATTAAAGGCTACCTGAAAAATCGAAACCCGCGCGGCACGGTTTGCCGCTTAATTTAAACTGGAGTTAAACCATGAATAAACAGGATTTAATCAAAGACATCGCCGAGCGTGGCGAATTTACCAAGGCCGATGCCGAGGCCGCCCTGAAGGCGGTGCAGGGTGCCATTGTCGCCGTCCTAGTCAATGGTGACAAAATCACCCTGCCGGGTTTTGGCACGTTTAAAGTGGTGGAGACCGCCGCCCGTACCGGCCGCAATCCGCAGACCGGCGAGCCGGTAGAAATCCCGGCCAAGCGCAAAATCAAGTTTAACCCGACCCAAGCGCTGAAGGATTTGGTGCTATAAGGGACAGCAAGATAAAACAGGCTACCTGAAAAAAGGCAGCCTGTTTTTTTGTGCGCACTGAACCGCTTGTCGGCACAGCGGCAGGGGGTGGTGGGTAGGATGGGGTATCTTCGCGCTAGGAGTAAGTAGAGGTTTGCAGATGACTAGATATTCGTTGGGTTTTTGTTGCGGAGCAGCTGCGATTTTGTGCTTAGAGGGAGCTATTCTTTTTATTTTTTTAAGGCTTGCATCATGTGGTTAGCTCAATTTAAATGGCAGTTAAAGCAAGCGTTCCACGAGTTTTTGCAGGACATAAATTACTACGCATATGACCACGAAGTTGATCGTCCGGCGTTCATGCCAGGGCTTTTCCACGGGCTTAAGGCTATGTGGTTGTACAGAAAACCGTTCTTTGCCCACATGCTCGGCCTCATTATTGGTGCGTTGTTGTGCCGCCTGTTCGGACTGTTGGGCTAGTTGCCGCAGCTCTTCGAGGTAGCGCCGGCCGCTGATGGTAGGGCCGCGCCACAGCAGGTTAAGCACCCTACCGTATTCGCCTTTTTGCCGGCTGGTGCGGTATGCCCCGTCCGCATAACCGGCATCAATCAGCTCTTTGGCTGCCTTGTAGTCTTCCTGGGCAATTTGGCGTTGCAACAGCAGGCGCAGGTGGGTTTCTTGTTCGGGGGTCAGCATATTAGGTTAGGGGTCGGCATGTCGGGCTGAAAAATGTATCATATGCCCGCTTTTGCCGATAATCCCGCTGCCGTTTATACCCTGTTTTGTTGCTTGGGAGACCACACCATGACCACCTCGCGCCACCTCGCCGCCGATTATGCCGCCTTTGCCGAACAATATGGCCGGGAGCCGACCCTGCTCAAATGCAGCCAGGCTGCCTACATCGGCACCGTACTGCCCGAATGCCATACCGATTTTGATACCGGTGCGGACATCCGCTACCAAAACGCCGTGGTCGTGGTGGCCGATGTGGACGGCTGGATTTTTGAATAAATACGGGCTTCCCAATCAAACCCCTGCACAGTTGCAGGGGTTTTTTGTTGTTTTTGTTGCTCATCTTACTGATTTGTGTATCTTACTGACATTAAGTGTTGAAGGAGTGCAGAAATGGCAGAAGACACCCGCAGAAGGCTGATTGCCAAAATCCATATTATGCAGGCCGAGCAGGGCTTGGACGATACCGCCTACCGCATGATGCTGGAGCGCATCACCGGCAAGCGCTCATGCGCCAAGATGTCGCCGCAGGAGCTGGCTAAGGTGGCCGACGAGATGCAGCGCAAAGCTCGCAGCACCTCCCGTGCCGGGCGCTACCCGCACCGCCGCAGCTCTGCCGATCCGATGATGCGCAAAATCGGCGCATTGCTCGCCGAGCTGGACAAGTCTTGGAACTACGCTCACGGCATGGCCAAGCGCATGTTCGGCTGCGATCAGGTGCAGTGGCTGACCAACGACCACATGCGCCGTCTGGTGGCCGCCCTGCAAATCTATGCCGACAAACGCAAAGCGGAAAGGAGGAGCGCATGAGGCAGATTGAGTTTTCCGAGGATGATTTTAGAGCCGTGCAACACCTGATTCCAGAGGCGTTTTGGGCGGTGGTGCGGGTGGTAGGTGTCTCCAATGCCTGGGACTTGGTGCGCCATTGGGGCGGCACATTTATGCCGGTGGGGCAGAACAGGCGCGGCGCAGGTAAAAAACTGCATGCCGTGCTGGTGGAAATCGTCGGCACCGAGGAATTGGCGCAGCAGTTGGAAACCATGTATCTGGCCGAGCGTGGTTTTTACGTGCCCAAGTGCGAAGATGCCTTCCGTGAGATGCGCGACCGCGCCATCCGCCGCGATTTCGACCGCCTGACCGGGCAGCAGCGCTACCCGATGAAGGCTTATTTGGCGGTACGCAACCTGGCCTTGGATTACGGCCTAACCGAGCGGCGTGTGTGGGAAATCATGAAAAACACCGATATCGCCCCGCCTAAATCCACCGCGCAAGCCAGCCTGTTTGCCGCCTGATTGATTGACACGCGCCTGGCTTTGCCCGCCTTACGGCGGGCTTTTTTGCGCACTGAAGCGGGGCAAGCCACCCCCGCCGACGTGCCCGAGCATACTGTAGACCGCTAATAAATCTTTGCCGATTAACTGTTTGAGAAGGATAGATATGTCAGTGATTACAGTAACCGCCGGACACAGCAACAAAGACCCCGGCGCGGTAAACGGCCTGTTTAGGGAGGCCGACATTGCGCAAGAGATGCGCAATATGGTGGCGCTCTACCTGCGCCAAAAAGACATTGCCGTTAAAACCGACGGCGAGGGCAAGGGCAACCTGCCGCTACCCGCCGCCATCAAGCTGATTGCAGGCAGCAAGGCAGCGGTGGAGTTCCACTGCAACGCTTTCCCGAAACCGACGGCAGGCGGCTGCGAAGCCTTATCCCAGCCCAAAGACCGCGCCTTGAGCCAACGCTTGTGCAAAGCAGTGTCCGATGTGATGGGCATCCCCACGCGCGGCACGGACGGCGGCTGGAAAAACGAGGGCAGCGGCCAGCATAGCCGCTTAGGCTACGTGCGCAACGGCGGCATCATCCTTGAGTTATTTTTTATCTCCAACCCCACAGAGCTGGCGGTTTGGCAGGATAAAAAATGGTCGGTGGCCAAAGCCGTGGCCGAAGTGTTGGCGGAGGTGGCGAAATGAGCGGCGTCAGAAAATCTATGAGCGGCATTTACAAGACTTTAGCGACCTTGGCGCTGGCATCCCTGCCGAGCGGCAACAGCGCATACAACCTGCCGCGCCCGCGCGCCGTGCAGTTCGACGCTATCCCGCCTGCCCGCTGGCACCACACCGGCACGGCTGCGGGCAAACGTGCCGCCCGCAAGGCACGCAACCGCAGAAAGGCTAAGCGATGAACGGCATTAAAAACTGGCTGGCCGGCATGTTTACCAACCCCGCCACCGGCCAGGCATCCCACACCAAGATTTGGGCTAATGTGGCCTTCGGCTCCATGACCTACAAGTTTTTGACGGCTCCCACTCCGGTGGAGTGGATGTGGTGGTGCTTCGGGGTTGTAGTCGGTAGTTATTCCCTAGGCAAGCGCGGCCTTTCCATCATCCCGCAGGTTGCTGCTATCAGAAAAGAGGAAGCAAATGATCCCGATGATGCTGTTGAATAAACCGTTTTTAACCGGCTGTTACAACCTGTTTAAACGGCTGCTGCCGATACTGGCCCTGCTCGCATTGGCTGCCATGAGCTACCGCGCAGGCTACCAAAACCGCGACACCAAAGCCGTGGCGGAAGCCGCCAAAGTGGAGGCCGAGCACAAGGAGGCGCAACTCAAGGCCGAACAGGCCTACAGCGCCCAACTGGCCGCCGTGGCCGCTGAAAAACAACGCTGGTTTGATTACGCCCAGGAACAAACGGTCAAGTTGGCCGAAGCCAACCGCCGACTAGATACCAAAACCACTCATATCAAACAGGAGATACCCCATGCGATTGCACGCGACCAAAAAAGCACTGGTGGCTGCCATAGCGGCCTTGGCGCTGACGGCCTGCGGCTCTACCGCCAAGCCCTCGGTTACCCCGCCAATTAAAGTGGTCGAAAAGCCCACCCTGCCGCCCGCTCCGGCGGAACTGTTGGCAGAGTACGAACGCCCTGCGCCGCCCGCTTCAGGTAGCCCCGAGGCACTGCTCAACCATGCCGCCGAGTACGGCGCATGGTGTGGCAAGCGCGATGCACAGGCCGCCGGCTGGCAGCAGTGGTACCGCAACGGACAAGGGGCGCATCGTGAGTAGATACCGCGAATTGGTGCAACACCGCTTGGCGGTGTGCCACGCCGGCATGGAGATGCGGCTTGCCCGTGCCCGCGAGCAGGAGTTTTTTGTACTGGCAGTGGAGTGTAAATTATCGGCAGGCAGTTGGGATTACCGCATGGGCATGACCCCGAATTTCGGGGTAGTGTTTACCGTGCTGCCATGCCGCCTCCCGCTCAAAGAGCAGTATCAGGCAGTCAAGGCTGAGTTGTCCGAATACTGGGAGGTGGAGTCTGATGTGCAGGCAGGGCGACCGTGCCTGCATGTGAGCAGCCGCACCGATGAGGGCATCGATTGCTGCGTGGTATTTGACGGAGACGATGATGGCCGCTGAATTTTTAACCATCGATTATGTGTTTCAGGGTGCCGTCGGCATCGTGATGACGGTGCTGTGGCGCTACATCGGCAAGGTGGACGGCAAGTTTGATTCCGTACAAGCCGAGAATCACGCCCTGCGCGAACGCCTGCACGATGTGGAAAAAGCCTATCAAACCAAGCTCGAAGCCCGCGAACACAAGGGCGAAGTGTTGGAATTACTGCGCGAAATCAAAAGCGACCTCAAAGAGGTCAACGACAAACTGGACCGAAAGGCCGACAAATGACCCACCCCTACCAAGACCCGGTGTTGGCGAAACTGGAAGAAATCAGCGCCAAACAGGAACGCACCATCCAAATGCAGGAAGAAATGAACCGTCGCATGGATGACATCCACCGCGACTGCCGCCGCACGTCGGCGGTAACCGGTGCAGTATCCGGCGGCATTACCGCCGTCACCATCCAATTCCTGCGCGCCAAATTCGGAATTTAAGCTATGGCCAGACCCCAAGAAACCCGCGACAAGGTACGCCGCCTGTATGTGTTCGACCAACTTAGTCTTGAGTTGGCCGCGCTACAGGCCGATGTGCCCGTGGCCACTGCGCGCAAATGGAAGCAGGCCGACAAAGCCAAGGGCGACGATTGGGACAAGGTTAAGGCCGCCCACGTGATGGCATCCGGCGGGGCGGAAGAAGTGAGCCGCGCCATCTTTACCGGGCTGCTGCTGCAATATCAAAAGGTAGTCGAAGAAATCAACCTCAACGAGGATAAGACTCCCGAGAGCAAGGTAGAGACGCTAACCAAACTGGCCGATGCCTTTAACAAGGCAGTTGCCGCCAGCACCAAGGTATTGCCCGAAACCAACCGGCTGGCGGTGGCGATGGAAACCGTGCGCGCCTTCGGCGACTTTGTGCGCGAAAAACGCCCAGCAGTGGCGATGGATTTTATCGAGCTGATTGAAGAGTTTGCCCCCGAACTAGAGCGGCGTTTTGCCTGATGGGAATAGATGATGAAACCGCAATTTAACATGAAGGCCAAGGACTTTCACAAAGAGTTGGCCGAGTACGCCGCCCAGTTGCGCCGCATGATTGAGGCGGAGGTGGACGGCTTTTCGACCAAGCCTGAGGATATTTTGGTGCGCCGCAAGGCGGTGTCTGATCCGAAGAGCGGTTTTGAGTATTTTGTCACCCATTATTTCCCCCACTACATCCAGCACAAAACCAAATCCGAGCTACACGAATACCTGTTCGAGCTGCTGCCTGCGGTGGCAGCCAACCCGGAGCGTTGCGCGGAAGCTGTTGCCGCGCCGCGCGGCGAAGCCAAATCTACCATCGTGACCCAGCTCTATACCTTGTGGCGCATTGTTACCGGGCAGACCAAATTTGCCGTTATCGTGATGGACAGCATCGACCAGTCTTATCCAATGTTGGAGACCATCAAGGCCGAGCTGGAGTTTAACCCACGCATCGCCACCGATTTCCCGGTGGCCGCCGGGCAGGGGCGCGTGTGGCAGGCCGGTACGGTTATTACCGCCAACAATGTCAAAGTACAGGTGGCCGGTAGCGGCAAACGCCTGCGCGGTATGCGCCACGGCCCCTACCGCCCCGATCTGTGTATTTTGGACGATATCGAGAACGACGAACAGGTACAAAATCCCGAGCAGCGCAAGAAGCTGCTGTCTTGGCTGCAAAAAACCATCACCCCGTTAGGCGGGGTGGGCAAGAAGTACGACATCATCTACATCGGCACCATCCTGCATTACGACAGCGTACTGGCACAGACCCTGCGCAATAAGTTTTGGCACGGCAGAATCTTTAAGGCCATCAAAACGTGGCCGGAACGCATGGATTTGTGGGAAGAGTGGGAAATCCTCTGGAAAACCCACGGCCGTGATGAGGCGATGGCATTTTACCGCGCCCATCAGGCCGAGATGGAGGCCGGGGCGCAGACCTCGTGGGCGGCGCGCGACATCCTCGATTTGATGATCGAGCGCGCCAAAATCGGCAGCCAGGCATTTGCCTGTGAATATCAAAACGACCCGGCCAGCGGCGAGGATTCGCCCTTTGCCGACTTGGTCGACCACTGCTACTACCTGGACAAAGACTTGCCGCCGGACGTGGTGTACTACGGCGCGGTCGACCCGTCTTTGGGTAAGAGCAGCCGCAGCCGTGACCCGTCGGCCATCTTGGTCGGTGCGTACCAGCAGAGCACCGGCACATTGTTTGTGCAGGTAGCCAATATCCGCCGCCGTGTGCCCGACCTGATTATCGAGCAGGTGATCGCCCTGCAAAAAGAGTACCACTGCCAAGTGTGGGCGGTGGAAACCGTGCAGTTCCAAGAGTTTTTTAAAGACGAACTGGTCAAACGCTCCGCCCGTGCCGGCTGCACCGTGCCCGCGCGCGGTATCAAGCCCAACAGCGACAAAACGCTGCGTATCGAGAGCCTGCAGCCGCACATGGCCAACGGCCTGATTAAGTTTAGGCAGGAGCAGCGTGAGCTGATTGAGCAGTTACGCCATTTCCCCGATGCCGAACACGATGACGGCCCCGATGCGCTGCATATGCTGTGGATGGTGGCCACCACCGGTAACCGCAGCAATTCGGCGCAGGTTATCTACCTGCCGCAATTAGGCGATGAGTCTTGGGCGGACGGATGGTAGGAGGGTGTTATGGATAAGCTGCTGCGCGACAAAATCCTGCAACACATGCTCTACCGTAAAGAGTGTACCGCCATGCTGATTTGTTACGGGCTGGGCTACAGCTTGGAGCGCTATTTGGCGGTGCGCGCCACCTTGGAAGCCATGTTGGCTGCCGGAGAAATCGAATACAACGCCGCCCGCCTGACGTGGCGGCTACCGAATGAAGGGAGAGGGCAGTGTTTGGCCTGATTAAATCACAACGCATCAAAACCACAGTCAAAGTCCTGACCGACGCCACCGAAGGCGGCTTGGACGAGCTGCTCACCAGCTGCGAGAGCAACAGCCAACTGCTCGCCCGGCTGGGCATCAGCCGCCAGCAGGCCTTGCAGGCGGTGATTTCGGATGACGAGGTCGAGTCCTGCTGCGAAGACCTGCGCGCCGCCATGCTGGCGCGGCCGTGGCGGATATACGGTGAAGGCCTATCCGACGAAGACCGCGACCGCTTGTGGCGCATCGTGCGCCGCTACCTGCCGGTGTTGGCCGAGGTGGTGCTGACTGCCAAATTGAGCGGCTACGGTGTGGCGCGTTACGTGTACCTGCGTGAAGAGGACGGTTTTTTGAGTATTGACCGGGTCAGCAACAAGGGCGACGAGCTGGACAAATACACCCCGCGCTATGATGGCACGTTGCTGTACAAAGGCGACAGCGGCGACGAGCTGGTGGATACCCGCGTGCTGCATCTACTGCTGACCAACCGCGCCACCACGCGCAATCCTGCAGGCGAGATGGCGGCTGCACGGCTTTATCCTGCCGTATCGCTGCGCAGCCGCGGCTTTGTCTATGCCGCACAGTTTATCAAGCGCTACGCCCAGCCGTATCTGGTTGGCAAAATTAATGCCGACGGCAGCAACGACCGCCATCGGAGCTTTACCGACAAGCTGTTCACCATGCTTTCCGGCGGCGCGATGTCGGTAGACCGCGAAGACAGCGTGGAGATGCTGCAAAACAGCGCCGACGGCCAAGCCTTCAGACGGCTAGAAAACCTTGCCAATGCCCGCATCCAAAAGGTGCTGCTGGGTAAGGTGCGTACTGCCGACCTCGAAACCGGCAGCCGCGCCGCCCAGGAAACCGAAGAGAAGGCGCGCGGCGACCGCATCGACGCCTATCTCGGCCTGCTCGAACAGGCGGCGCAGCACCTGGTGGATGCGCTGGTCATGGTCAATGCCGTGTACGGCAAGACCATCAATGCGCCAAAGGGCGTGTGGTTTGAGTTTAACCAACAGGTGCAGGTAGATGTGAAACGCGCCGAGCGCGACAAGCAGTATCTTGACAGCGGCCGCCTGCGCCTGACCGAAGAGTATTACAAAGACATCTTGGGCTTTGAGCCAGGGCATTTTGAGCTGGTCGACCCCGCACCGCAAACCGGCCAGACTGCCACCAAATTGGCTGTGCGCCTAAGTGCACCGCAGCTGCCTGCGCCTGATACGGTGGAGCACACCATTATGCGCCCTAAAGTTGAGGCCATCCTATCCGCCTTGGCCGAGAGCAAGGATTACGCCGTGTTTGAAGAGCGCCTGTCCGGCTTGGATTTGGATGAGGCCGACAACCTGCTCATCCAGCGGCTGGTGGCCGACGGCGTGCGCTCGTGGAGCGACGGCGCGGACAGCCGCATGGGAGTGGCCGATGAGTGACCCGGTATTTAACCCGACGGGCTTAATCGACCGCGCCGCCTTGGAGTTTTTACGCAGTAAAAAACTGCTGCCCGGCTTCAGCCACTACGATGTGTGGCTGTACCAGCACGCGGTGGCGTTTACCGTGGCCAAGATGATGGATGCCGACATGCTCGCCGAGGTCAAAGATGCCGTTGAAACCGCACAGCGCAACGGCACCTCGTTCGAGGTGTTTAAACAGCGTTTAAAACCCTATTTGATGAGCCGCGGCTGGTGGGGCGAGCAAGTGATGACCGACCCCGTGGACGGGGTGGCCAAATTGGTACAGTTGGGCAGCACCCGCCGCCTGCGTGTGATTTTTCAGACTAATATGGCCACCGCCTTCGCGGCCGGGCAATGGGCGCGCATCCAAAGCAACAAAAAGGCCTTGCCTTATTTGCGCTACAACAAGAGCGCTGCCGGGCAACCGCGTGACAGCCACCGCCGCTATTACGGCTTGGTACTGCCGGTGGAGCACCCGATCTGGCGGCAGATTTTCCCGCCCAACGGCTACGGCTGCCAGTGCAGCGTGAGCCAGCTCTCCCGCAAACAGGCCGAGCGTGAAGGTATCAGCGGTGAGCCGGATGTGGACATGGTTGAGTTTACCAACCCGCGCACCGGGCAAACGGTGCTGATTCCTGCCGACATTACGCCCAGCTTCGCGCATAACCACGGCGACCGCTTGGGCGCGTTGCAGGCATTGATGGCGGATAAACACGGCCATGCGGCGTTACAGAGTATGCTGGCCGATACCGACCGGCATGTGCTTGGACGGATGACCCGCCCCAACTTTATCGGCACCCCGCCGCCGCTGGCCGTGCTGTCTGACGGCGGTCTGCCTGATGCGCAGGGGTTTGTGTATGCCCATGCCGGACGCGGCCGCCAAGTCGGCGTGGTGCCGGTGGGTAAGCCGAACTCCGACGAATGGGTCGAGCATGACGGCAATTATTACCTGCTCCAATACACGGCGGCAGGTGTCCATGTTAAGCCGATAAGTGCGCAAGATTTGGCTAAATACAAAGCCAAGGAGATAAAAAACCTCGGACAGCTTATCGTCAGGTCCGAATCCGCCCGGAAAGTTTGGAAAGAAAGGATGCCCGCCATACGCAAGGCAGATTTCGGCGCAGCCGATATTGCCGACAAACAGGCGGCTTTTATCTATACGACCAATGAAGGCTACCGGTTCATCAACCCCGAACTCATCAAGCATAAAGGGGATTTGTCCAAGCTCGATGCCGGCCGCCTGCAATATGCACGCGCACTTGATGAATTTTTGAGCCGCGCGACGCCTTATCAGGGCACCGTCTACCGCCGCATGCAAACTGGCAGCATGCCGGACGCGGAAGCATTTTTAAGCGCCCATCAAACCGGTGCTTTGGTGCGCTATAGCAACTATACCAGTGCCAGCCGTGAGCGACGGATGCTGGCCGGAAACGATGGTGTGGTGCTGACCATCCGCAGCCGAAGCGGGGTGGACATCAGCCGCCTGTCGCAGTTTGAAGATGAGGCGGAAGTTTTGTTGCCGCGCTCGGCAGTTTATCGGGTGGTGGAACATAAACAGGTTGGCCAGCAGCACCAGATTATTCTTGAAGAAGTTATGGAAACCGCGCATAATGAGAGCAAGATTATGCAATTGAGCCTGTTGGAGTAGCCTTTAATGCCTGCCCATGAAAACTTTATCCCGTTCCAGCGCAAAGACGAGCTGGTTTACGACGCCCTCCGCAACCCGGAGGAGTATGAGCGTTGGGCCGGCGAAATCGTTGAGCGCCATTTACGGGAAAACACGCAAAAATACCCCGGCCAGCGTTTGGCCGAGGCTTTGGCCGAGGACGACGCCGACGATGAGGCTGCTTAACTTGTCCGCTCCTTTCCAACCCGCCCGCCGCACGGCGGGTTTTGTCATCTCTGAACCATCTGGTTCTCTCTCACGATCCCACCCATTTCGCTTAAACCGTTTTCGCCGTCCGAGAAACAATCTCCAAAATCGCCAGTAACAGGGTGGTAACAGGGGTAGGATTGCGACAAACGCGCCGCCTATACCCTAGCCTACCCTAAGCCGTCAAAACACTTTAAATCGCGTTTTTGGCGGTTTTGTTATTTTTAGTCACTGAACCGTGGCAAGCCGCCCCTGCCCATGTGCGCAGGCACAATGCGGCAATGGATACCAAAACCCCACTCACTATCAAATTATCCGCCGGCATCGATACCGAGTTTTTGCAGCCGACCGCAGACCAGCCGCGCCGCTTTAAGGGTGTAGCCAACTCCGGCCGTGCATTTGGCAACGGCTCTTATCAGATGGCGGTTGATTTCGCCAACCTGACCTACAAGCCCAAAACTGCCGTACTGGTGGAGCACAACGGCCACATGGTGGCCGGTGTCTGCACCTTGAGCGTGACCGCCGAAGGCCTGATTGCCGAAGGCGAGCTGCTGGACAACGAGTACGGCAACATGGTGGCCGATGCCTCCGACCGGGAATTCCCTTGGGAAATGTCCGCGTACGTGCAGGCCGCGCGCTACGAGGAGCTGGCCGCCGGTGCCAAGCTGTCGGTCAACGGACACGAGGTGGCCGGGCCCGCGCTGATTATGCGCGACTGCACCATCCGCGAAGTGTCGTTTACGCCCGTCGGTGTGGACGGCAACACATCCGCCGTGGCTTTGAGCAACGGCAAGCCATTTGATTACACCCCCAACCAACCCCAGGAGTTGAGCATGAATGCTGAAGAGCAAAAGGCGTTCGACGACCTCAAACAGGAAGTCGAAACCCTGAAACAGGAAAACGCCGATTTGAAAAAGTCCAAACGTAAGGCGCAGGTAAACGCCAAGTTGTCCGCCGCCGGCTTTGCCGAAAAAGCGGACGGTGAGGGCTTCGTAGGTGTATCCGCCGCCACCTATACCGCGCTGCTGTCTGCCGGTGACGATGATTTGGCCGCAATGGTGGCCGATCTGCATCCGCCACAGGCCGAAGGCAAGCAAACCCCGCCTGCCGCGCTGTTGTCGGATACCAAGCCGCCTGCCGAGCAGGACGCCCCCGACGGCGTGAAATTGTCCGTCGCCACCAGCAAAGGCTCTTTTGGAGGTCAGTATGTCTGAAAAAACCAATCCGCAAACCCTGGGCCCGGTAACCGGCTCTTTCTTGAAATACGAAGCCACCCCGCTGACCCGCGCGAGTGTGCCCGCTACCAAAGGCACCAAGATGGGCACGTTTGTCGAATACCCGCTGCGCGGCAAGAAACTGTTGGCATTAACCAACGAAGAGGACGGCAAAGTGCAGGTGCAGCCGCATAACTGCGTAATTGACCTGACTCTGGTCAAAGAGACCGATGTCAATGCCGCAGCCTCCACCGGCGGCAACCTCGAAGGCCTGCAGAAAGACGGCGACCCCTACGGCATCGTCTACCAAGGCACTCCGGCTAAATAAGGCTGCCTGAAAAAGGCTGTCTGAAATGCGCACGGCGGCGCTGTATCCGCTGCCTGCGCCCCACTATCCATTAAGCAAAGGAATATCCCATGCCATTGTCCGATAACAGCAAGTTCGGCATCAAAGCGCTGACTCAAGCCGTCAATACTATTGAGCCGGTACCCACCCAAATCCGCGATTTAGGCATTTTTACCCCGCAATACCTCACCACCACCTATGTGGATGTGGAAAACCGCAATGGCGTATTGCAACTGGTGCAGAGCAAAGAGCGCGGCGTAGCCGGTGCGCCGGTGTCCGATAAAACCCGTACCGTCCGCACATTCCGCATTCCGCACCTGCCGGTAAACGACGTGGTGCGCGCCGACGACGTGCAAAACGTGCGCGCTTTCGGCGGTACGCAGGCGGAAACCGTGCAAGAAAAGGTAACCGACAAGCTGGCTGATGCCAAAAACAACCTAGAAATGACCCGCGAACACCTGATGCTGGGTGCCTTGTGCGGCAAGATTTTGGATGCCGACGGCAGCGAGCTGTACAACATCTACAACGAGTTCGGCCTGACCCGTAAAACCTACGACTGGGCTTTGGATACCAATACCACCGAAGTAGGCGCAGTTATCGACAAAACGCTGGCCGAGCAGCGCGCTAAACTCAAAGGTGCCTATGTGACGGGCTGGGTGGCTCTTTGTGGCATTGATTTCTTGGCCGCCCTGAAATACCACGAATCCATCAAGCACATGTACGAGCGTTACCGCGACGGCGCCGCCTATCGCGAAGGCAACGGCATCAACCCCATCGAGTTCGAACACAACGGCATCAAGTTTATCCACTACACCGGCGACTTTGGCAATAAGGCGGCCAAAATCAAACCGGAAGAGGCCATCCTGCTACCGGTTGGCAACAAGCTCTATGCCGAGTTCTTCGCGCCTGGCGATATGAATGAGACCGTAAACACCAAGGCTCTGCCGTACTACGCCACCCGCGAAAAACTGCGCCACGATTTGGGCTGGAGCCTGCGCGCCCAATCCAACCCGCTGCCGCTGGTATTGCGCCCCGAGCTGGTGGCTACGCTGACCGTTTAACCTGTTGCCGGGGCAGCCGCCCCGGCCGGAGGAAAACATGGAAGATTTTGCCGATAAAGCCAAAGGCCTAAGCCATTACCAAAAACAAGACATCCGCCGTGCGATGGCGGATGCCTTGAGCCGGGGGATGGTACTCACCCGGGAGCAAATCGACGAAGCTGTGGCTACGATGATTTATATGGATGAATTATTAGGTCGAGATTGATGTCGTCATCCCCGAACTGCTGGAGCCGCTCCGACCATCGCGCTACATCCTCCAGCGTATGTGGATACAGGGGGGCAACCTTGTTGTTTTGGATTTGGATAAGCAACATGCGCAGGGCCAGTGCGTCGGCATCGGATTTTTTCATGATATTTCCTTTGTGTTGTTAAGTGGAACAGTATTTTAACCAAAACAGGCTACCTGAAAAATGAGCAGCATCATTACCCGACAAGACCTCATCGACCGCTTCGGCGAGGGCGAATTGGTGGTTTTGACCGACCGTGAAGGCAGGGGCGTTATCGATGACGAGGTGCTCAACCGCGCCATCGAAGACGCCGAAGCCGAAACCGCAGCCTACATCCAAGCCGCCGGGCTGGTGCTGCCCTCGCCGCCCAAGGTGCTGGTGATCAAAGTGTGCGACATCGCCCGCTACTACCTGCACGACAACGGCGAAACACAGGTGGTTTTAGACCGCTACAAGCAGGCGATTGCCTGGTTGCGTGATGTGGTACGCAATCCACGCCTGCTTGACCCTGATGCAGTGGTGGCCGATGCCAAGCCATCGGCTTGTGCCGTCCGTCCCAACGTGCCCGAAGACAACTGGGAGATTGCACCTAGATGCAGATGATAATCCAAACCGACCTGCCGCCCTTAGCCAAGCAGCTGACCCGGCTGGCGGGACGGTTGCAGGATTTGACCCCGGTCATGTCGTCCATCGGCGGTTTGGTGGAGGGCAGCACCCGCCGCCGTATCGCCGAGGAAAAAACCACGCCGGAAGGCGACCCTTGGAAGCCCCTGTCTGCCCGCACCATAGCGGCCAAAACCAGCCACAGCGGCAAAACGCGCGGCGGCATTTTGGTAGACCGTGGCAACCTGCTCAAGAGCATTACCCACGAGGCGGCGGCCGACAGTGTGATTATCGGCTCGGTCATGCTCTACGCCCGCTGGCTGCAGGAAGGTACGCAGCGCATGGAAGCCCGCCCGTTTTTGGGTTTGTCCGATAAGGACTACCGCGATATTGACGAGCTGTTGGCCGATTGGCTCAACGGCCTGATTGAGGAGGCGTAATGGCCGATTTGCCAATGCACAGCAACCTGCTGGCGGTGTACCCGCACATATTGGAGCGCATGAAAACCGTACCCGGCGTAAAGTCGGTACGCGAGGTGGGCGATCTCAACCACCTGCTCAATACTGCCGACAAGCGCCGCATGGCGGCTGCAGTGGACGGCGCGGTGTATGTGGTATTCGGCGGCAACAGCCCCGACGATTCCGCCGGCGGCGGGCGCATGATGAAGGAAACCCTGTACTTTACTTTTGTCCTGTGCCGCCATAACCCGGGCGAAAAACCCATCCTGTATGAGGCCGGGCAAACACTGGCCGCTATCCAGCAGGCGTTTCAGGGGTGGGATGCCGGGCGCGAATATGTGGCCGGGCCGTTTCAGCGTACCGCTTCGCCCGCTATCGAATACAACGACAAGTTTGTGTTTTTCCCGATCAGCTTTACCGTGCCCGTGGTGCTGCGCGCCAAGGCCGATTAACCCCCGTTTAACCCACGTTTAAAGGAGCAATAAATGTCCCGTTTACAAGACGACGGCCTGATTGTCGAAGGCACCGTGATGGCGCGCAACCGCCGCCTGCCCGATACCGGCTTTTTGCCCATCGGCAACGTTACCGCCCTCAAACTCAAGACCGAGAGCGAGAAGAAAACCCGTACCAGCAAGCAGAAAGGCAGCTACGGCCAGGCGCTGGATACCATCACCATTAAAAAACCGACCACCGTGTCCTTTACCCTAGATACGTTCGACAAGACCAATTTGGCAATGGTGCTGATGGGTGCAGACAGCGTAGTGGATGCCTCTGCGGTCAAAACCACCGACCAGCCGGTCACCGTTACCAAAAAAGGCATTTGGATCAGCCTCGGCCACGCCAACCTCGACCCGACCAAGGTTATTGTCAAAAACGCCGCCGGCACCAAGGTGGACGAAGCCGACTACGAACTCAACGCCAATATCGGCTTGGTGCTGATTAAGGAGTCTTGCACCACCGTGCAGGACGGCGAAGAGGTCAAAATCACCCATACCACCAAGGCAGGCGGCGGTTTCCACATCGACGCCGACAAAGTGAGCGACTGGGATTTGGAAATCATGGTCGACACCACCAACCGTGTGAACGGCAAAGAGGGCAAGCTGCACATCCCGTCTGCCGTGATTGCCTCCGATTCCGAGCTGGATTGGTTTGCCGACGACTTTAACAGCGCCAGCTTTTCCGGCAACACGGTGCTGGTGGCCGGTTATCCATCCTCCTACAGCTACAGCGAATTTAACTAACCTCTATCCCTACCTCTGCAATACTCCGAGACTTCGGCGGCCTTCCCGGCCGCCTTTTTTTACGGGCGCCATAGGTGCTGAAGCGCTTACCGCCACCCGTAGGCTACCTGAAACCCATACTGCGCCATCATGGCGACAAGTGCGAGCAAAAAATGGCAAAACAGATCGAAGCAGGCTTAAAAATCAAGGCTGGCGTGGAAGGCGCGGAAACCCTGCGCCGGCTGGCCGATGAAATCGAAGCGATGGGCGGCGACACCGCCCAGCTGCGCGAACAGAGTAAATCTTTGGGCGAGGCGTGGCAGCGGGTGGCGGCGCAACAGGCATTGATTGCCCGTTTCCGCGAGCTCAAAACCGAATCGCGCGGTTTGGCTGACGAGCTGGCCGCTACGCAGGCAAACATCAATACGCTGGCGCAGCGGATGCAGGCCGACCCGTCGGCCGCATTACGCCGCCAGTTTGATGCGGCCACGCAAAAGGCCGCGCGGCTCAAGGATAAACAATCGGAGTTGCAGCAGAGTTTGCAAAGGGTGCGCAACGAGATGCGCGCCGCCGAGCTGCCAACCCGTAACCTGCACCAAGAGCAGGCGCGCTTGGGTGAGGCTGCCAAAGCTGCCGAAGCCAAACTGCACGGATTAACTGTCGAGGCGCAGCGCCTCAAGGCAACGGCTGCCGCCCGCGTACGGCTGGGATTGGATGTGGACGACCGGGTACGCCGCGAGATTACCGCCACCACCGCCGCCTACCGTACCCTGCGCAGCAGCGGCACCCTGACCAAGCAGCAGCTCGCCCGCGCCACCGAGCTGTACAAGGCCCGGCTGCGCGAACTCAAGGCCGAGCTGGACGGTGTGCCCGGCAAGATGAGTCCGATTGCCTCCTCACTCAAAGGCCTGGGTACGGCCGGGCTGGCCGCCGCCGGGGTTGGTGGCGGGTTGTACGCAGTCAAAGAGGGCGTGCAGGCGATTTTGGATAAGACCCAAGAGTTCCAGCAAATCCGCAAGCGCCTGGACTATGCTTTCGGCGGCGCCGAAGAGGGCGGCAAACAGCTGGACTTTGTGCGCGGCGTGGTCGAGCGCCTGGGCTTGGATATGGTCAGCGCCGCCAACGGCTACGCCCAACTGGCCGCCGCTACCAAAGACCTCAACATCAGCCACGTGCAAACCCAGCAGATTTTCAGCGGCGTGGCCAATGCCGTCGCCGCCATGAACTTATCAGCAGACGAAGCCAACGGCGTGTTCCTTGCCTTGTCGCAAATCGCCGGCAAGGGCAAAGTCAGCATGGAAGAGCTGCGCGGCCAATTGGGCGAGCGGCTCTCTCCGGCAATGGCGATTGCTGCCAAATCAATGGGCGTCACCACCGCCGAGCTGGAAAAAATGGTCGAATCCGGCATCAGTGCCGAAGAGTTCCTGCCCAAATTCGGCGCGGCCTTGGAGCAGGCGTTTGCCGCCGATGCCGCCCGCAATGTGGAAACGCTCAACGGCCAAATCAACCTGCTTAAAAACCGCTTCGCCGAGCTGCTCAACGGCTTCGGTGAAGGAGGTGTGGCCGAGGCGGCGATTTCGGTGTTGCAGGACATCGGCGGGATGCTGGATTGGCTCGAAGAGCGCATCAACGGCATGGATGCCACCGTATCCGGCGGCCTGAAAGACACCTTTGTTTCCGCCTACGATGCCATCAAAGAGGGCGCGGTCGCCGTCTATGATTTATTAGACACCGTGCTGGATGTCATCAACAGCATCGGCGGCGGTATCTCTACCTTGGCCGGTAACAGTGCCGAGGATTTCGACTTTATCAAAGGTCTCATCAACAGCGTCAATATCGCCTTGGGTATCCTGCGCGACGGCATCAGCGGCATCGGCATCGGTATCGACCTGATGGCGGGGGCGGCAATTCAAGGGGCGGCCTTAATCAGCGAGGCCCTGTCCAAAATCACCACCGGCGACGTGTCCGAACAGTACAAACGCGCCGCCGAAGAGATGACCGCCGCAGCCGAAAAACACTATGCCGCAGCCGAACAGGCGGCGATGGAGTTTGAGTCTAAGACCGCCGAAGCCATCCGCAAGGGTGCGGAAACCGAACAAGACCGCTATCAGCGGCTGGAGCAAGAGGCACGGGCAGCCTACCAATCTGCCGCTGATGCCGCCATCAAAGCCGCAGAGGATGCGCGCTCGGCGCAGGATAAGGCTAATGCCGCCATCGGCACCGCTGCCGAGCAGATGGCAACCAAACAGGCGCAGGAAGCCAACCGTGCCGCCGGGGCAGCCGCCGCGGCCGCGCAGAAGGCGGAAGACGAATGGCTAAAAGCCTTTGTGAATATCGGTGGCGAAACCGAAGTGGCGGCCAAAATCACCGCACCGCTGCGCGATGCCGGTTTGGCTGCGCAAACCACCGCACAGGATGTCGGCCAAGTATCCAAAGCCTTAGCCGATGCCAAAGGCGCGGCCAGCGGCTTGGGTTTGGATTTGCGTGCCGCGATGAGCGAGCCGACTCCGGCTATGCAGTCGATGCTCGGCAATTTGGACAAGCTGCGCGGCGGCTGGCAGGAGATGCAGGAGAGCGGCATCAATGCCGCCTCGCTGGTGCGCCAGGCGATGGCCGGTATGCTCAAGACTGCTGCTAACGAAGCCGACTTGCAGGCGGTCAAGCAGCAGTTCGCCCGACTCGGCCAAGAGGGGCGGCTCTCCATGCAGGAGGTCGAACAGGGCATCATCGATGCCGACCTGCGTTTGCAGGAGCTCAAAGGTACGGTTGACCCCGTAACTGCTGCCTTTAAGCGCTTGGGTATCCAAACCAAGGAGTCGCTCACACTGGCCGCGCGCAATATGCAGTCCGCCTTTGAGACGGCCAAGGCCAGCGGCCAAGCCAGCACCGAAACGCTCAACAACGCCTTCAAGCGCGCCGCCGATGCCGCACTGGCTTCCGGCGACGCGCAGATGGCGGCTTGGGTGCGCAGCAATGCCGCCCTCTACGGCTACCGCTTGGAGATGGACAACACCGGCAAGACTTCGCTTCAGCTGGCGCAGACGGTGGAGTCGTCTGCCAACCGCCAAACCTCGGCCATCAACCGCAGCGCCGCTGCGGCCAAACAACAGTCCGAGGCCATGAGCAGCACCGCCCAAGCGGCACAACAGGCTTCAGGCGGCCTTAAAACCTACAAGGCGGTTACTTTTGACATCCTGTCCGCCAACCTGCACACCGCCGAATCGGCGCAGAAGCTGCGCGATGCGCTCAAAGAGGTACGCGGCGCGGCCATCCAACCGTTTGCCGGTGCCAATGCCGCATGGCGGCAGCGCATTGCTATGATCAAAGATTACGAGCAGTCGCTGCGTGGAGCCAAGGCGATGACCGAACAGCTCAACGCCAAGGTCGAGGCGGGCACGGTTACCTTGGAGGATTTGTCGGTGGCCACCGGCCATGCCGCCGGTGAGTTCGCCAAACTGGACAACACCACCCTGTCCGGGCTCAACAGCGCTATCGACAAGGCGCGCGACAAGATACAGGCTTTGCAGGACGAGGCAGCATCCACCCGTGCCGCGCTCGAAGCCGAGCTGGCCGAACTCTCCGGCGACACCTCCAAAAAGGCCGAACTGGAGCAGGAAAACAAATTACGCGAGCTCAACCTCAAACTGGCGGAGGCCGAGCGCGCGCAAAACAGCAAGGCGGTGGCCGAATACCGTCAGGCGGTAGAGCTGCAGGAGCGCCTGTATCAGGCCAAACAGCAACAGGCCGAGGCCGAGCGCATCCGCAAGGCCGAAGAGGCGGCAGCCAAAGAAGAGGCCAAAGCCGCGCCTGCCGCACCGGTACAGCAGCAGGTGTTACAGATCGGCGAAGCCCGCGTGTCGCTCGACGGTACGCAGGAAGCGGCACGGCAGCTGGCCGATGCCCTGCGCGGCCGCGACGAAGTGCTGGTGGATAAAGCCATAAAAACCCTGTTGCAACAGCTGCAGGACGAAATCAAAAGGAGCCAATAAATGAGTACGTGGAAATTAGTACGCCAAGATAACGGTGCGGCGGTAGAGCTGCCGCAGGATATGCGCTGGACGGATGAGTTCGAGTGGTCGGCGGTGGCGCAGACCGCGCCCGTGTACAGCTTGGGCGGCGCGGTGCTGGTGCAGCAGGGCCTCAAACTGGCCGGCCGACCCATCAGCTTAGAGGGGGAGTGGGTATGGCACGGGCTCACCACCCTGCGCACCCTGCGCGAGTGGTCGGACGTCCCCGGCCTGCAGCTGACCCTGCATCATTATGACGGCCGCACGTTTAACGTGATTTTCCGGCTGCACGACAAGGTATTCGGCCAGGCAGAGCCGGTGCATTACGCCACCCCCGAGGCCGAGGACGACCGCTACACCTTCGGCATCCTGTTGATGACGGTTTAACCCTGATTTAAACCCGGGTTAAATTGCGTGCTGAACCGCTTACCGACACCCCTTTGAGGGGTGTTTTTTATCATTCAGGCTACCTGAAAACCATCCCGAAATCATGCCATGCCGCAGACCACCCGTTTAACCCAGCAAGACCTCAAAATTTACCCGTCAGAACGCCTGACCGACACCCCGGACGGCGGCGGCCTGATGCGCGGCACGCCGCTCACCGGCGCGGATAACGAGCTGTTCTCCCCGGTATCCGATGTCGACCGCACTTTAGGCAGCGTGGATGCGCGCCTGATTTACCCCGGTGTGTTACGCAACGATGCCGAGCCCTTGTACGGCGCGCATTTCATCATTTCGCAGCCGCCGAAGGCCGACAACGTCTCCTATCTGTGCGCCCGCGCCGGGCATTACGGCGAGGAGCGGCAGGAAATCATGCCGCGTATCGAGGCATACAGCGTGCCGACGATTGAGAGCCCTATGACCCTGATGGGCAACCAGCTGCGCGGCAGCCGCATAGTGCAGGCCTACCAACGCCCCGAGCAGACCCTGCCCGTGGTCGGCCAACGCTACTGCCTCAAATCCGCCACCGCCCAGCAATATATGCGTGTGATGGACGTGCAGCACGAGGTGCGTACCTTCGAGACCCCCGAGGGCAAGGAGTTCCAGCGCCGCGTGGTCAAAATGGAGATTTCCGACGCGCTGGTACACGACTTCCCGGGCGTGGCCTATCCGTCGCCCACCTACGCCAACCCGCCCTCCCAACTGCTGGAAACGCAGGTGGCCGATACCGCCAGCTATTACGGCGTGCGCCCGCTGGCCGCACCGATTACCGCCCAATCCGGCATGATTCAGGTAGACCAAATCTACGAAAAGCTGGTGCCGACCTCCATCATCGAGACCGCTTTTGCCGACCAGTTCCCCACCGGGGCGGGGGTGTGGATTCCGACCGCCCCGCGCCGCCGTATGGCGCAGATTGCCGGCAGCTACAGCGGCGACATCTATCTGGAGTCATCCGTACAGCCAGGCACGGTCGAGCTGCCCGGTTACACCGACGACGGCCAAGGCCACCTGAAAAAAGACAACAGCGGCGACGTGTTGGCGGTGGACTACGAAAAAGGCGTGATCCGCGCCGCCAGCGGCTTTGATTTGGAGGTGCTGGCCGTACCTGCCGCCCGCTACAGTGCGGCCAACTATACCGCCATCATCAACGTGGACGACACCAATCAGGGTACGGAGTGGGCGCCATTGCTGCGTCCCAAACCCGCCCCCGGCGCGACTGCCGTGTCCTTTATCAGCGGCGGCAACTGGTACACCCTGACCGATAGCGGCGATTATGTGCTGCGCGATGCCGACGGCACTGTGCGCGGTCGTGTCGAGCGCAGCGGTTCGGTGTTGATTTCGCTGCCTGCGCAGCCTGATGTGGATAGCAAAATTGTAGTTGCCTGGTCGCCCTTGGATGCTTTTAAAGCTATTGACGGGCAGGAACCCGGCAACACCGTTACCCTGCCGCCGATGCAGCCCACCAGTCGCCTCACCGACAACAGCCTGCAAAACATCAAGCCCGGCACCCTGCGCCTGGGTTGGAGCCATAACGGCAGTAAGAGCGCTACCGACAGCAATGGCGCGTTGAGCGGCGACGTGCAGGGCGCGGTGGATTATGCGCAGGGCATCATCACCCTGCAAAACGCCCCCAATGCCGCCTACAGCGTAACCGCCGATGTTTACACCGAGCAGCGTACGGTCAAGCAGATGGCGCTCACCACCAATGCCGATTTGGTCGGCGGTACCATCGGCCCCTGTCAGGCCGGCACGGTGCTGATTGAGGTAACCGCCACGTTTTCCGAGAGCGAGAGCAAGTCTTATTGGGACTGGTCGGCCGTGTCCGGTTTCGGCCAGTCCGCCCGCCGTGGTACGCGCACCCATTCCAGCCGCCGAGCCTACGCCCACGCCATCTCCGATGACGGTAACGGCGGCTTGGTGCTCTACGGCAAAAAGCTGCCCGGCGCTACCATCAACTACGTATCCGGTACGTTTAGCATTCCGCTGGCCGCACTGGCACGGGATGCGCGGCATATCCGCTACCAAGACCACCAAATCGACAACAAGGCCACGCCCATCAGTATCAGCGTGGTGGACGACGGCGGGCCGCAGCGCAAATACAGCGCATCGGTTTCTGCCGCCACCGTGTCCTATATCGCCGCCGGTGCGGCCACCCGGCATCTGACCCTGACCTTGTCCAACAACAGCCAGGCAGCCAATGTGTTGCAAAACAAGCCGTGGCCGCGCCAATGCCTGCTCAACTCATGGGTATTCCGCCTGGGCAGCACCCGCTTAATCGAGCGCGACGGCACCCTGTACAAGAACATCGACCCCAAAACCGGCAACGGCGAGGCAGTGGGTTATTTGGATGCCCTAAGCGGCGAGTTGGTATTTAAGGATGCCGGCGCTTCCGGCGATGTGGTCATTGAGGCTGGCGTGTACAGCCTGGCCGATATGCGGCTCAAGCAGTATTACGGCCGCACCCCCGCCGCCCCGGTCAAACCGCAGAGCTTTACCGTGTACGCCGAGGCTGCCGGCCACACCCGCACCGGCACGTCACAGGCCGACGAGAGCATCACCGGCGAGATTACCGGCCACATCGACACCGAGACCGGGTTTTTCCGGGTGGCGTGCGCCGAGGTGTTTGCCCCCGAAAGCCTGCGCTTTAACGTGGTATCGCAGTCCTATATCCCGCTGGATAGCAGCATCATCGGTATTGATGCGGTACGTCTGCCGCCGGACGGCAAAGTGCCGATTTTTAGGCGTGGTGACATGATTGTGATCGGCAACAAGCGCAGCCATGATTTGGGCAGTGCGCATTCTGCCGGCCAAACCGTATCGCTCGGCCGTGCCGACATCGACCGCGCCAGCGTGGTGGATGCCGCTGGGGTACATGTGGATGCGGGTAAGTACGACATCGACCTGCGCCAGGGCAAACTGACATGGGCCGACCCGCTGGATTTGAGCGGCCACACCATGCCGCTCACCGCCCACACCGCGCAGGAGGAGGAAAACCGCGTGGTCAATGTGGATATTTCAGGCCGCCTCAAGTTGCAGTTTCAGGTAGCCCGCGCCTACCCGAAAGAGGGCACTTATGTGTCTTCCGCCTTGGTGGCCGGCGACCTGCTCGTACGCCATACCGCGCCGTTCGCCATGCAGTCGTGGGGCAGGAAATGGTTGGACAGGGCAGACAGCGACCCGATTCTGGCCAAGCTCAACGTCAAGGACTACCCGATTAAGCTGGTGAGCGCGGGCGCGATTACCGAGCGCTGGCTCATCCTGTTTGACAGCGACAGTCAGTTTAAATTGTACGGCGAGCATTTGGGCTTGGTGTTGCAGAGCGACACCACCACCGACCTTGCCCCTGTTAATCCCGCTACCGGCAAACCGTATTTTGCCCTGCCCAAATTCGCCTTCGGCGGCGGCTGGCAGGTCGGCAACTGCGTACGGTTTAACACCTATGGCACACCGTGGCCGATATGGATTCTGCGCGCCGTACAGCCATCACCCACCGCACAAAAAACCAAGGACGGCTTTACCGGCTGTCTGCGCGGCAACACAGTCGATATTTAACCAGTATTTAACAGGAGTTTAACCATGATCCAAACCGAGCTTAAACCGGTTACCGTGTACCGCAGCACCGACACCGGCGCGCCGCAACTGACCGGTACCGCCGGCAGCCTGAAGACCGTACTCAAAGCCTGCCTAGTCGAAGGCTACGGCAGCCAGCCCGCCTTGGGTTGGGAAATGAAATACGAAGACAACACCACCGGCGTGTTTAAAAGCAAAGACCCAAAATCGCCCAATGCCGCCCTGCAGGTTAAAAACTCGGAAAAATTTGTCGCCGACTTGGCGATGATGATCGAACCGAGCGGCTTGGATGCCGCCCGTAAAATCGCCACCCAGCAAGGTAGACGCTTTCAATATCAGCGCAGCGGACTGGCCAGCAACAAATGGATTCTGGTCGGCCACGGCCGGGCGTTTGTGCTGGTGCTGGCCGGATTCTATAAATCCCGTATGCTGTGGTTCGGCGATTTTCCCAGTTTGGCGGTTGGCGATACTGGCAACTGTGCCTTACTGTATAGCAGCGACGGCACGGCCAATATGATTGGTACTGGCCAAAGTTACCAGGCACCATACCTTATCGGTTCAAGTTCCGGTAATGGCCGGGTTACTCTGGCCAAGTCCTATAATGGATTGTCTTTAGGTAGTAACGATAGTGCTCTGAGTTCATTATGCAGTGCTTGGACTAGGGCGGTTTTCCCGGATGTGATTACCAACGGCTTGGCAATCAGCGAATGTTATATAAACGAATCGATTGAAAGCAAATATCCCCTGCGCGGCCTGTTGCCCGGATTGTATTGTTGCGCCAATAATCTGAATACGCTTGAAGAATGGAGCAGTATGGACAACTTTATCGGCAGTAGCGACCAATTTTTTAATCTCGGTCTGACGGATGCCGGCAACACGGAATATGGCTATTTCCTCATCAACACAACCGCCTGGCGTGCCTAAATGAACCTGCTGATTTCCGACGGGCTGCTGCTCTACGCGCCTCTCCGTCCCACCGAACCGCGGCGCCTGGTTGTGCCGGACGGCATGCTGCTCAAAGACTACCTCAACGGCGGCAGCGGCTACTTCGCCGGTACCGCCGGCGGCATCGTTACCGTGGATGGTCGCCCGGCTTCGCGCCGCGTGCTGTGTCTGCGCCGCGACAATTTCCGGCTGGTGCGCGACACCTGGTCTAAGGAGGACGGCACCTACCTGCTGCCGCACCTCAACCCCAAGCTCGACTACATCGTGATGGCGGTCGACCATGAGGCACGCTGGGAGCCGGTGGCATGGGATTGGGTCAAGCCAGCCGACAGCGCGCCCTCACCCTAATTCGAGTAAATGACCGACAAACACACCTCCGCCACGCTGCCATTGCCATTTAATCTGGCAATCAAAGCGCAGCCGGGCGACAAGCTGCCGCTGACCTTCGTGCGCAAGCTCGGCACATTGTCACCCGGGCCTACCCCGCCGCCCAAACCGGACGATCCCAAAACACGCCGTGTGCCGGTGGCCGCCGATTGGCGCTGGCACACCGATGCCGTGGCCGACGAGGCGCATTGCCTGCGCTGGCAGGGGCGGCCGCATGGTGTCGCCCTGCCGTATTCCGCCCGCTACGGCACGCTCTCCGGCGTGGTGTCCTGTTTGTCCCTGTCGGTCGAGACCCTGCGCGGCCTGCAGGCCTGCCGCCGCATCGGCATCAGCCAAGCCCCGGCGCTGGCCGGTTGCGGTGCAAACCGCAGCAGCGCCCCGCAACGGCTGGCGCATTGCCGCAGTGTGCCGGTCGGTATTTCGCCGCCCTTGGTGTGGTGCAGTCCGGTGGTGATTCCCGCCGCCCGCCCGCGCTACGGCTGCCGCTACGTCCATCACCAGCCCGCCCGCCTTCAGGCAGCCTGCACCAAGCTGTACGGCCTGCCGCGTGCACGGGAGATGTGCCGCTATTTCCCCACCACCCCGGCACGCCGCCCGCCCGGCCAGTTTTACCCGCAGCCGCTGCCCGACCCACCGCCCACGCCGCGCCTGCCGCGTGCCTGCGGCCCCGTACCGCCCGGCGACAAGCTGCAGCTCAATTTCTTGCGCCGCCATGTGCGCCACCATCCTACGATGCTGCCGCTGCCTTTTGCCTGCGGCTACACCTCGTCCATCCCCATTTTGACCGGATACGTTATGCACACTCAAGTGACCGCCGAAGCAGACGGCAAGCCCATCCGTGCCTTATCTGCCAAACTGCGCACCGACACCGGCAGCTTCTGCTGGCAGAGCAGCGTGACCCTGTACCCCGATGATTTCGCCGCCCTGAAAATGGACGAGCGCGAGCGCGGCAAAGAGGCCATTATCACGCTGACCATCAACGGCGAGCCGTTTGCCTTTATGGCCGAGGACTACAGCGACAACCGCGAGTTCGGCCGCCGTACCTATACCGTCAGCGGCCGCAGCGTGACCGCCCGCCTGGCCGCCGACTACGCCAAAACCAAGAGCGGCGTGGTGCAGAGCCGCCTGTATGCCCGCCAGCTGGCCGCAGAGCAGCTGCAATTCCTGCCCTACACCCTGACCTTTTGGGACATTCCGGATTGGCTGATACCGGGCGGCAGTTATTCCGTCGGCGACAAGACTCCGATGGACGTATTGCGCGACATCGCCTCCGCCGCAGGCGGCTTTGTCGAGAGCCATCCCAGCCGCGCCCAGCTCTCCCTGCGCCCCCGCTGGAAAACCCCCGCCTGGCAGCTGGACGTGCCGGTGGCCGATGTAACCGTACCTGACAGCGTGATTGTGTCCGTCAGCGGGCAAAAGCGCATCCAGCCGCGCTACGAGCGGGTGCTGGTTTGGGCAGACCATGCCAACGGCGTGGGTGCCGACGTGTACCGCAACAATGCCGACCGCAGCGCTGAAGCCCCATCGCTCATCCACCCGCTCTACACCGACCTGCCCGTGTGCCGAGCCGCCGGCACGGCCGCCTTGAGCGACAGCGGCACGCACAAGACAGAGACCGTCAAATTGCCGCTCTCCGACGAGTACAGCCTTCCGCGTGCCAAACTGGGGCAGATTTGGCAATTCAACGAGCCCACAGGGCGCTGGCGCGGTGTGGTGCAGGGTGTGGATTTGGAGGTATCGCGCGACAGCAACGGCGCGATTGCCCTGTGGCAGACCCTCACCATCGACCGTTATTTGGACAAATAAGGCTACCTGAAAAATGAACCTGAAAAATACCTTTGAAGCCCTGTTCGGCAGACAGGAAACCGGCATCGCCACCATCACCGGCGAGCGCGGCGGCGGCAGCTATGCCGCCACTACGCAGGGCGGCGCCGAAGTGGTGCTTACCGGCAGCGCCACCGTGGGCAAAAAGGTATTTTACGATGCCAAGAGCGGTCGCATCCTCGGCGAAGCGCCGGCGCACCGCGTAACTGATATTGTGCTGTAGGCCGTCCGAAGATAGCGGGGAATAGCCAATTAGGTGTTTTTACCCCTAATTAACCTTAAACAGATTTATTTGGTGCTGAACCCGCGCCGTACACCTTGCAGGGGGAGAAAAGATAGACTGCCGATACGTTTCAGGCTGCCTGAAACGCGCAACAAAAAAACCGCCCGGAAGGGCGGAGTAGGACGGCGAAGTGCACGGGTGCTTGCGACACCCGCACACCACAGCCACGCAGAGAGTGCCTGCATGACCCAAGGCCGCCACCTCTAGAGGCGGGCGGATTCTACCAGTTTTTGCAAGGATTCTGCACCATGATTTATCGCGAGCTGCGTTGCCGGTTGTGCAACAAAAAGCTGGGCAACGCCGCAGGCACTTACCGCTTGGCGGTCAAATGCCCGCGCTGCAAGCATCTCAACGAGTTCAAAGCCCATTAACAACCAATGAGCACCATCGAGTGCCTACCACGGAGTGCCGCCGAGCGCCCACGGAGACACTCTGATGTACGCCAAAGCACCGCTGCCTTTTACCGGGCAGAAACGTAACTTTTTAAAGCTGTTTAAACAGGTATTAAATGAGCATATCCCCGGCGACGGAGAGGATTGGACAATCGTAGACGCCTTCGGCGGCAGCGGCCTGTTGTCGCATACTGCCAAACAAGTCAAACCCGCCGCCCGCGTTATCTATAATGACTACGACGGCTACAGCGAGCGCCTGCAACACATTCCCGACATCAACCGTCTGCGCCGCCTGCTTGCCGGTATCTTGGAGCCCGTGCCGCGCAGCAAACTGGTACCGCCAGCAATTAAGGCTGCCATCGTGGCCGCCATCCGCAGCTTCGGCGGCTATATCGACCTCGACTGCTTGGTTTCATGGTTGCTATTCAGCGGCAACACCGCCGCCGACTTGGACGAGCTATGCCGCAAAACCATGTACAACTGCATCAGCCTCAGCGACTATCCTGAGGCACAAGGCTACCTGCAAGGCGTGGAGATAGTCAGCCAATCCTACCGTGAGCTGCTACCGCAGCATATTAGCAACCCGCGCACGTTATTGGTACTCGACCCGCCCTACGTATGCACCCAGCAGGGCAACTATCGCAAGGCCGCTTATTTCGGCATGGTGGCATTCCTGCGCCTGATGAGCATGGTGCGCCCGCCGTTTATCTTCTTTTCGAGCACCCGCAGCGAGCTGCCCGCCTACCTTGATTTGGTGGCCGAGCTGCGCCTGCCCGGTTGGGAGCGTTTTTCAGGCTGCCAAACCGTCACTGTGGGCAGCACCATCAACCACAGCTCACGGTACGACGACCACCTGATTTATAAGTTCTGACGGCGGGCTCAAACAGGCATGCGAAACCCCCGCTTAACAGGTCGTTAAACGGGGGTTAAAAGTGGCAAAAGAACTGTCAATTTTTTATGAACAGGGGGCAAAAGAACTCGCCAAAAATGGCAAAAGTTCGCGCCGTTCTATTAACGCCCAAGCCATCCAAACTTGCAGCAACAGTGCCAGACTGGGTACGTACAGAAGCAACAAAGCAGGCAAAGAGAGCACTTCAGTAAGCAGCGTATAGCCCCACAAAGATTGCCGACGGCCGCCGAGCGCACCCATCAGCCGGGTCATCACTCCGGCAAACACCGGCCATTTCACCAAATTTAGGCTCAATACAAACGCTATCATGCCATATTGCCCGTTCAACACGGGCGAGAGCATCGCAGTATTCACCGCAGCCACCATCACCAGCGCCCCCAAGCAATCCAGCAACGGGTAAGTATATTCTTCGGCAGGGCGCAATCGCAGCCGCATCAGGTTGGCGGCATCACTCATCAATCGGTACAT